AATATTGATTTTGTTTATATTTTGTAAACTGACACGATTCTGATCTTTCCCAATCAAAGTTCCAACCTGCATTTTTATTAGCCATATGAATGTATGGATGTATTTCTCTATATATCCATTCGTCATTTAACCAAACTAAATCAGAGTTTCTTTTTCTCTTCATATCTTTGATCTCTTCTTTTTTTAAATTTCTATCTCCAAATCCACCTATTCTAGCCATTACTTCTTTTTGTTGATTAGCATAAGCTATTACATCATCACAAAACTTTGGTGTAAGCACACCACTAAAATACCAATAATAATTAGATATATTCATAAGTTATTGTTTGTACAAAGTTTAATGAATTTTTTTGATTGTTAGTTAGGTAATACATATTAGTTGATGGAAACATTATGAACATATTATTTTTAAGTTCTATGTCCCAACTTCTTCCTTTACGTCTATTATCTTCATAGTGTATTCGAACAAAACAATCTTTAACTTTAACACCATAAAGCATAGTAAAGTCTGGAGAGTTTCGTAGATCCACCGGATCAATATTTAATAAAGGAATTGTTGTTTCCGCAGGTTTATAGATATTTCCCCACGTTGATTTGTTAACTAAATTGATACCATAATCAAGACCAATAAAGTCTCTCATATATGTATTTAACATATCCCAAGTTCTTGAGAATGGAAATTCTTTAGTGTTAAAAGTTGATTGTAAAATATCGTTGGTAAGTTTTTCTTGGTCTATCTCAAAACCTTTCGGCATATCGATATCACCATAGAATAGACTTTGTTCTGTTAATACTTTCTTTTGCATACCACCACCATTTTTAATTTATGCTAGATCGTTTGTCAAGTCCCAAGTCTGTCCAGCTTCATTCCAAACATAAACCCACATATGAGTAGCTGCTGTATTTTGTGATTCTTGTTCAGCTGTTAATGCTGGGGCATCACCTATTGGTGATTTCCAAGAAGCTGAATCATTATGTTTTACCCAAGATGCATATGGTTTTTTAGGCCAGAAGATTTGATCATCTTCGTCCCAAGTATAACCTATACCTGCGTAGTTTCCTCTAAAAGGTGTTCCACCATTTCTGTGAACGCCACCTGATGTATTGTATGAAGTTTGAATCCACATTTGTGCAGGCCAATTATTATGTGTTTCTAAATATTGTTGACCTACTGATTCATCTTCAACGCCATCAGCGTTAAGCATATCAGAATTATTCAAAGTTAATACTTGAATAACTTTTCCGTTAGCTCCTAGTTTTGCAAAATGTGCCATAATGTTTCTCCTTATATATTAATTTTAATTATCATTCAACTATTGAAATTTATACCTTATTATTACTATTCCTGAACCACCATTTCCACCTACTCCAGAACTAGTACCACCTGTAGTAGAAGCACCTGCACCTCCTCCTCCACCTCCAGTATTAGTTGTTCCTGCTCCTCCAGGACTTGCACCTGGTCCACTTTCTGAACCATTTCCACCACCACCTGTTCCTCCTGCTCCTCCTGGTCTTGTAGCAGGACCAGCTGACCCACCACCGCCACCTCCAGAATAAGCTGTTGGCGATCCTGAAATAGAAGTTGTTGCTCCTGCACCACCTGCTGCTGCTGCTGTTGGAGTAGAATTAGGACCTACCGCAGTAGCACCTCCTCCTCCTCCACCTGCATAAGATGGAGCACAAGATGCATTTCCGCCATTATTACCTTGTGGTGGAGATACTGGTGGAGTATTACCTGCTAAACCATTTGCACAATTAAGTGAGATATAACCTCCCCCACCTGATCCTCCAGTAGCACCTGGAGTTCCACAAGCTGCTCCTCTACCTCCACCAGCTGATGCAATACTTGAAAAACTTGAATTTGATCCTGGTGTTGCTGATGTTCTAGTAGGATAAGCCTGACCTGTTCCGCCACCTCCTACTACAATTGGATAACCTGTAGCTGTTACTGGTAAAGCTGAAACACATGCACCTAATGGTGAAACTGAATAACACCCACTTGCTGTTCCACCAGATTCTCTAAATCCTCCTGCACCACCTCCTCCACTTCCCCAAGTTCCTCCTGACCCACCTCCAGCTACAACTAAATAATCTACTGTGTCTGAACCTGCTGGATTACCTACTGAACAAACCGTAAAAGTACCTGGCCCTGTAAATGTATGAATTTTAAAATTACCACAAGTAGTTTCTGTTCCACCTGTTGCTGCAATATATAATTTTAATTCTGATGCTTCAGATTGATTTCCTGAATCTGTTACAATCCATCCTTTTGTTGCATCTACATAAACTAAAGTTACTGCTGCACCATTTACTATTAAAACTGAATCAGCTGCAACACCACCAATATTAGAACCATTTCTAGCTAACGTTAAATTATTTGTTGCAAAGTTATTTGCATAATCTGAAACTGCAACTACTGCTCCAGCGTCAGGTGATGCTGGTAGAGTTACTGTGATTGCTCCACTAGTTGTATTTACAAAATAACCTACACCACTTACTGCTGTGAATCCTGATGTTTTAACTGTTGTATCCCAAGAAGCTGCACCTGTAGCACCAAAACCTGCCGCCGTACCATTGTTCGTGATCGTTGCACCAGCTGGAATTGTAAATGTATCTCCACTATCTCCTAATGTGACTGTACCACAATTTGTTCTTGGACTAATTTTATTTACTTTTATTTCACTCATAATTTTTACCTATTGAAATTTGTACCTTATCATTACTATACCAGATCCACCACTACCACCATTTGATGCTCCGGGATAGTGAGCTGCAGCTCCACCACCACCACCAGTATTAGCTGTTCCGCTAGTAGCTGCGGCACCAGGGGAAGGACTACAACTTGCTTTTCCAGGTCCACCACCACCACTTCCACCATTACCAGTAGCTGATGGTTGTATTAAAGCACCACCGCCACCACCAGAAAAATATCTTCCTGTAGGTCCTGGTGTACCATAACACCCTGCAACTGTAGGTCCTATAAATGCAGGGGCTACTTGTGTACCATTTCCACCAGTAAGTCCTGAACCAGCTGTACCACACGCTCCACCACCTCCAGCACCGGCTCCACCGTATCGTCCTTGAGCTCTAGGTGCACCGTTTGCACCTTGAGGAGGACTAACAGGAGGTGTATTTCCTAGTCCACCTGGTCCACTACTAGTTGGGGTAGAACCTCCACCACCACCTGCTCCACCATTGGCACTTGGTCCACCACCACCTGCTGATGTTATTGTTGAAAATGTTGAAGGGCTCCCTGAAACACTTGGTTGTATACCACCTCCTGCTCCAACTGTTATTGGAAAAGATCCTGCTACACCTGTAAAACAAGTTCCTGGATAATTATATCTCATTCCACCGCCACCACCAGCACCCTGTGTATAACCCGGACTGCTTCCATCTGGAGAACCACCACCGGCTCCTCCACCAGCTACTACTAAATATTCTACAGCATTTGGATTACCTGAAGGACCTGGAGCTGTGCCTGTAACTGAAAAAGTTCCTGGGCCTGTAAAAATATGTGTTTTATAATCTCCAGTAATTACTTCTGTTCCACCTGATGCTCTAAAAAATAAACTTGGTACAATACCTGCATCACTATCAATTACATTAATCCAACCTTGTGTTGAATCTACATATATAAGAGTTATTGTTTGTCCATTTACTGTTGCAGCTATATTTGCATTTACACCACTAATTTTATCTGTTCCATTTGGACTTATTGTTAAAGCATTTGTTCCAAAAGTTCTTGCATAGTCATTAACTGATATTATTGTTCCAGCACTTCCTGCTGGTAAATTAACTGTAAAGCCACCACTTGTTGTATTACAAAAATATCCTTCGTCAGCTGTTGCGGTAAAAGTAGCTGTTTTAATTGAACCTGTTTGCCAATTTACTAATTGACCTGGACTTCCAAAACCTGTCTGACTTGCACCTGATGCAAGAGCTACACTACCACCACATCTACCGATTGTAACTGTTGAACCACATACAACAATTGTATTACCAGATCCTGATCCTACTGTTGTTGTTGATCCGCATTTTTTGATGATAGTTGTATCATCTGAAACTTTATTTATATTATCTACTTTTATTTTACTTGTCATAATTATTGATATTTATACCTTATTATTACTATACCTGAACCACCTGTACCTGCAGTTCCAGTGTGAACACCACCTCCACCACCACCAGTATTAATTGCACCAGGTGTTCCTGGGCTACCACCAGCTCCTCCAGTTCCACACGGACTACCTCCACCGTGATTTCCTGATTCAGCAGCACTACCTCCCCCACCTGCATATGATGTTGAACTCCCAGTTATTGAAGTAGAAACTCCTACTGCTCCAGTCCTACCAGTACAATTAGCTGCAGGAGAACCACCAGCGCCAGCACCACCACCAGCACCACCAGCATCAATAGTTGGAGGAGAACCACCTGGAGCAGCATTACCTCCACCATTTCCTTGTGAAGGAGATGTAGGAGGTGTATTACCACTACCTCCGGCAGTACTATTTCTTCCACCGCCTCCGCCACCAGAACCACCATTACCTCCAGTTGTACCAAAACCACCACCTCCACCACCTGCTGTTGATGTTGTAACTGAAAAAGTTGAAGGATTTCCATTAGTATTTTGTGCTCCTCCTGCTCCAACTGTAATTGGATAAGTAGTAGCTGTTACTGTTATTGGAGTTGCTCCATTTAAAGGAGACACTGAATAACAACCAGATATAGGTGCTCTAAATTCTCTAAATCCACCACCGCCACCACCACCGCCACCACAAGTTCCACCACCACCTCCACCACCTGCTACTACTAAATATGAAACTGTATTTTCTGCTGCGGTTGCCGAAACTTGAGCTACTGAAAAAGTCCCTGGTCCTGTGAAAGTGTGAATTCTATAATCACCACAACAAGTTATTGTTCCACCTGTTGCTACTAAATCTGATGAGCTTGTATTTGAAAAATTTGAATCTTGTATTGACCTCCAACCCACTGTTGCATCAACATAAACTAAAGTTAAGCCTTCGCCTTTTACAAATAAACTTAAAATTCCTCCAGCAGCTCCACCGTTAATTTTTTCTGATCCATTTGGATTAATTGTTAAAGGGTTTGTATCAAAAGTGTTGTTATAATCTTGTATAGATACAATGGCTCCAGCAGATCCTGCTGGTAAGTTCATAGTGAATCCACCACCTGCAGTGTTACAAAAATATCCTTCGCCGTTGGCTGCAGTAAATGTAGCTGTTTTAATACTACCTGTCTGCCAATCCACTGTACCTGTACGACCAAAACCTGATTGAGTAGCACCAGCTGCTAAATTGATTGTATCTCCTGAAGCTCCTAAAGTAATGCTTGTTCCGCATTGATTAATTATATTACCACCATCAACTGCTTTTAATGCATTTGATTTTAAATCTCCATTAACTGTTACTGGAACTCCTGCTGTAACTGATACTGAATCACCAGAATCTCCAACAGTTACCGTTCCACAATTTGTTCTTGGACTAATT